CATCAAGGAGTCAGCTGACGTCAGCTGACTCACTTCAGTGTTAATTTCATTGGGCTTAAGAGCATTTGGGCCTATTGGGCCAAGACATATAGCTTCGCAGAGTTATTAAAAATAATATATTTCTCAAATATCATTGTAATGTATATGTTATCAATTGTAGTTGTCTTCTACCTCTGAATAGCTCTGGTTTTGCAAACCATAAATTATTAATGAAACATAAACAATAGCAGAAACAATACAATTGTAATTATTTATCTATTAATCTGATTTATCTCTATTACACGATGAAGAATAATACACTTGATATCTATAATTACCTGAATCATACAGGTCTTTTAAACCTTCTTTCTTAATGGGATTATAATCCCTTCTACTAATTTCCTCATGCGAACATGACTTACATTCATCTACTCTGACATCATAAATTGCCTTAGTCTTAAGAACCCACCGTATCGGAGCATATGTAGGGAGCTTTGGATATGCAGGCAATTTCCTTCCATGGCGTCTGCACATCTCTCCAAGAACATCTTCATTGCGACGGAGAAACTCATGATAACAACTCCAGAAAGCATCTTGTTCTTCCTTCATTTGAACTATCTCTCCATAAGAGAGCTTTGGTTGCTTGAAATCTTCCATAGAACAAGAACGAGACTTACGCTCGATAATTCCGACGAATTACACACGGAGAACACAGCTTTTATAGACGATGAGAATGTCCTTTGCTTCGAGGCGAAGCAAAGACAGCTGTAAACAACTAGCAAACGAATAAAGCAAGGGACAGCATCTTACTTTACTTTATTAAAGTAAAGATAAAGCAACATGGGGGCCCTACCACGAAGCTTCGGACGATCTTCCGTCAGATTCGCTTCACGAATCACAGATCCTGATCGTCCACGTGTATACACATCTAACGGCTTATAGCGAGTCTAAATGACTCCGCTGATCCTGGGGCGGGGGTAATACTAAGCCCCGCCCCTACGT